AAGGAATAAGTTCTCCATCAACAAGAGTACCACCGCCCCACTCAGGTTTCCAATCCATTCGTGGATAGTAAATCATTGTGAAATCACCATCATCTGTATGCAATACAGGTTCAATACCATGTGTGTGAGCATTTAAATAGATGCGTTCATAACCTGTAATATTAAAGTTCTTTTTAAAATCATATTTGTACATCGCAGCTGTCCAAATAGGCATCACAAACTCGAAACCATTTGCAATTAATTGTTGTCCGTTTTTTCCACAAAGACGATGCCAATGTTTACTAGGGTGTGACGGGTGTGACTCCCCACCTTTATGACCACCTCTAGAATGATAATCGTATTTCCATACTACATTTTTCATTTCGGAAGCAATCAATTCTGCAACATGGTCTTCTACCACACCATCATGTAACATTATCATTGTTTTTCTCCTTCCATATTCTTTGCTCGTCTGCGTTTGCATAAGCAAGATCAATAAGATCGTTTCTTAGAGGGACATTTTCAATTTTTTTAATTCCCGATTTTCTGTCTTTAGGAAGCATACAAAATTCATAAACAAGAGTTTCTGCCCACACGCCAATCAGGTCTTTGATTTTATCTCGTTCTTCTAAAGAAACCATCTTGGGTTTGAATATAGCAGTTCCATAGATTGAATGAAACAAACCAGCTTTGCAAAGGTCATCAGAACAACCTCTTTCAGACAACAGTATACTAACCGCAACTAAATGATGTAAAAGACTTCTAGAACCACCACTATGTTTTTGTTTATCACACCCAATATCTTTTAAGTAATCTACTAGTGGAATAAACATTTCCCTGTATTCAGCATCGGTCATTTGAACTTTGCCCTTCCCATAACTTCAGTCAAACAAGCCAACATATTTATTTCCAAATCAGCAACAAACGCTGCCTTATACTGGTATTCAGCCAACACAACGACAACATGAGGAATGCTGCTAGGCTCAACATACTCGTATAGATTATCGTAAACACTACGAAAAAGCTTGTCAGAATCATTATCCAGACTATCGACAACCCATTTGCGAACATTGGTGAACTCCTTGTTTTTCATCATACCCATAAGGTCTTTGATGTTCTTGTCACCAAGATTAACCAGAATACCAGCGTCAATCTCACCAGACACAGAATACCGTTGCAGTTCATTCAGAACTTTACGCCAGTCTGGAAAGTGAGTATTTATGAGCTGTACAATAACCTTTTCATTGTACTTGATTTCGTTCTCATTAAGGATGTGTAGAACCCTGTTGAAGAAACTTTGTGCAAGTTTAGGTTTCTCTGCACTAGGAATCACAAAGTCAATTACACTGCATCGTGATTGCAATGCAGGGATAATGCGGTTCTTATAGTTGCAGGTTAGAATGAAACCACAGTTCTTGTGAAACTCTTCAATGAAACCACGAAGAGCTGGTTGTGTAGACTGTGGATTTAGATAGTCTGCCTCATCAAGAATGAGATACTTCTTGCCACCCTCAAGCGATACAGTGGACGCAAAGTTCTTTATCTTGGTTCTGAGAACGTCAATACCTGACTCCTCAGAACCATTGATAAACATGTAGGTAGCACCAATCTGTTCTAGCATGGCACGGGCAGCAGTTGTCTTACCAACGCCTGGACCACCTGATAAAATCAGATTGGGTAATGTCTCTTTGTCAACAAAAGACTGCAAAGAGGTTTTTAGAGTCTTAGGGAGTACGCATGACTCTATGTCCCGTGGCCGATATTCTTCGACCCACAAAAATTGATCCATAATATAAATTCCTCAAGTTAGCCATTGTACGAAGATTCGGGTTCCAGTGCAATCCAATACTGCACACCAAGTTTAGTGTTAGTAAAGTGACTAATCTTTTTAGAGGATACTTCAACATCGTATGCGCCTGGCATAACTTTTAGGTTTTCAACCTTGAACCAGAACTTGTACTCTGCGGCAATATCACCAACATCCAGAGATGTCTCATATGCATTTGCAGTGCTGTTCTTTTTGTCAGTGACCATCAACTTACCACCAGACAATGCCATATCGGGAACACCGATAACAGCAGCAGCCTTGGTGATTTCGTTGAGTGTATCACTCGACAGGTTGAACGTCAATTCAGTTGAGGGCATCGAAATCTCTTTAGATGGAGTCGTCACCACGGATGGATCAGAGAACCAATACTTGAGAGACTTCGATGTACCCTCTTCTGTAATAATAACAAAGTCATTACCAAACTCTAAATCGGGTTTACCGAATAGAGAGAGTGCCGATAGGAACTCATTCAAGTCATAGATTGCAAAGTCACTAGGGAATTCCTCAGTGACATCAGCCTTTGCTACGATGTTCTTCATCGCAGACATAGTGGAAAGACTAGACCCCGCCTTCACCATAAGATTGGCATTGATCGTAGAGAAGTTTTTCAATACGGAGATAGTTTCATTAGATAGTTTCATTTTTCACCTTCTAGTTCATTAATGTATAGAGCAATAATACCATAGTGAATCACTTTTAGCAAGTCACTTCTGTTCTTTCCACCCTTCTTTCCATATCGTTGTGCGTATTTCATAATGTTGCCGATACAGAAACCTTCACCATGTCCACCATCTATGATGAACTCTGTAGCTTGAAACTTGTTCTTGCTATAGTGTTCATCATATGTTGAGTCGATGTACTTTTGAAGTTCAACAAGGGTAGTGCCCTCGTTGTACTTATAACCAATCTCTTTATTCTTCACTAGGATGCTTCTCCTCCTTAAAGATATCACGACGAATATAGGTTTCAACACCATCAATCATAACACGATAAGGTTGCGATTCATCAGTTTCAGCAGGAGTGTCCTTGATATTTTCTTCATAGAATGTTTTCCATTCGCCGGGAGTAAAGAAGTCACGAAGTTCTGCTTCAGAGTCATAGACTGCCCAGTTCATTGCAATGGAACGGCGTTCGCCCGGACCAAAGAATGGAAGTACCTGATGCTTCATCCATTGCGGAAAAACATACATAAGACCAACCTTTGGTTGAATATATTCCTCAGTGCGAGGATACAGACGATGTACATCACGCCTCTGTTGCAATCCCCAAATCATGTGCGTCCAACCATCAGCAATGCCAGATGCATTATTAAAGAAGTTCTTACCTTCTGGCACTTCTTGTTCAGTCATACAATCGGGTAACTTGGTCCACATGAAACCAGACAGTCCAGCAGTGGTGCGTGACCCGTGGTCATGTAGAGGATTGTAGTCACCCGCATATGCATGGTTTGTCCAGATTTCAAATACTTCAGCAATAGACTTACGACCATAACCCTGTTGTAGATAAGCAGAACCAATAGAGTCAAAAACAGTCTTAACTTGTTCACCTACTACAGTTGTTGTATCAAAATCTACTTGTCTCGATTTCTCATTGTTCTTCAATTGACCAACAAGCTTATCAGACATGCTAGGAACATCGTCACTTGTTGCATCAATATGTTCGTTAATCTCATCAACGATATCTTGCGAAAATTGAATCTTTCCAATGTAATGATTTGGGATAGGTTCAATTTGCATGTCAAGTTTGTCAAGAAACTTTTCTCGGGCCCTCTGAATCTCTTCTTTTTTAACTGTTTGCTCTTCCATTCGTTTCTCTCTCTTTTCTAGGATTTCATGATGTCGGGCTTGCCGATCATCGTACTCTTTACGCTGTTCTGGAGTCATGTCTTCCAAATTCAAAAAGGGTGAAGCCTTTTTGAGATTAGCATTCCTCTTTTTTAAATATTCGTTTTCAGTCATTCCCTGTTTTTCAAGAAATGCTGATTGTTCCTCTGGGGGAAGGTCTTCATATGTGTGGAATTTCACCATTTATAAATCTCCATTTTATATGATAATACACGAAAGGGGTCTAAAAGTCAAGACCCCTTTCGCTATTATTTCAAAATTATTTGATTGTAATTTTGCGAGGTTTCTTCGCATCTGGAACAATACGCTCAAGAGTAATCTCAAGCATACCGTTTTCGAGGGAAGCATCGTTCACTACAATGTCATCTGCAAGAGTGAATTTCCGATTGAACTTACGATATGAGATTCCACGATAAATTTTGGAATCATATTCTTCATTCGTTTCAGAGTCCTCTTTAACTGAACGAACCGTAAGCAAACCTTCTGCTACTTCGATTTCAATATCATTCTTTGAAAATCCCGCCAAGGCCATTTCGATGGCATAGGTATAGTCACCCCCTTTACGGATGTTATATGGTGGGAACCCTGTGGACGTTGCATTATTGCGAGCGTATGTATTGAGTTGATCGAAGACTCGATCAAATCCTACAGCATAGGGTGTGAGTTGATTTAGATTATCGAAAATAGATAGTGCTTTGCTTGTAACCATTTTGGTATCTCCTTATAAAGCAAGATTAAACAGTGGACCCTTAATGGCATCCACCTATTATATATAGGGATTGAAACATCACATTTCAACCCCCACACATAATTTTTTTAGAAGGCGTTGTTTTCTTCAACTACGCTTTCTGTCTCTTCTTCGCCAGTGATAACACCGGCGTCGATCTTGGTGTAGAGGTCAATGAAGGAAACCTTGGTATCCTCATCAAACCGTGCGACACAGAGTTCGATTGCCTGCATCTTGTCACCAAAGATGGCAAACGCTTTCACAATGTGGTCCAGACGGCGGGTGGAAATGACTTCATCAACACCACCATCGTAGAAGGTCTTGCGAATAACATCAGCCCAAGTCACAAGGTTCTTGGCGAACCCTTCATCCTCAGCACCATACTTCTTCATGGCGAGGTTGATGATCTTAGTTTCAACCGCAACTGAAGCGTAGGGCTGTTCCATCGTGACCGCAAACCGCTCAAGGAATGCTTCGTTGAGGATGTTGGTTCCAATGAACCGTCCATCGTCCGAACCCTTGCCCTTAGTATTGGCAGTGGCCATGACGTTGAAACCATCCTTGGGCGTGACCCACTTGTTGATCTTCTTGAGGTAAACACCCTTACCCTCAAGGACAGGCTGCAATGCGAGCAACTTGTTAGAACCCAGATCACACTCATCAAGGAGCAGAGTGCAACCACGTTCCATTGCTTCGATCACAGGACCGGGCACGAACTTGGTTTCACCGTTCACAAGGCGGAACCCACCGAGCAGATCATCCTCATCAGTTTCGATGGTGATGTTGACACGGATCAGTTCCTTGTTCAGTTTGGCGCAAACCTGTTCGACCATCAGAGTCTTGCCGTTACCCGACAGACCAGTGATGAAGATAGGATAGAACATTCCAGACTTGACAACCTTCTCAATCAGAGAGAAGTTGCCCCACGGAACAAACCCGTCGAACTTGCCGGGAATAAGATTCTGTTTTTCCATATTGGTTGCAATCAGATTTACCATTGACGCTTCTGCATTCGCAGGAGCGGCAGTAATAGGAGCAGCAGGAACACCGCCCTCTACAGGTAATTTATACGCATTGTAACCAACGGAAAAACCTTCACCCTTGAACCAAGTGGGAAACGGAACACCTGCCTTCTCAGCAGCTTCTGCCTTCTGAGACTTGGTAATCACGGCACCTTCACCGAACATTTCGGTAGCAGTGTCAACGAAGAGTTTCTTACGAGGTGAGAGATACATATTCAATCCTTTTCTGTTTTCTCATCTTATATCCTATGCTAACATATAGAATAGGATTTGTCAATACTATAATTTCACTTTATTCAATAATTCCGTGAAGTGTGACATTTTTATCACGCCACCAACTTCACGAATTTATTGAGGAGCTGACGGGACTCGACCTTGCCCTTCATCGACTTACCAAA